TCTGTCGTTACCCGCTGATGCGGGGGAAATGTTTTGGTGGTGAGCACAGCCGGGCGACTAACTCCGGTCGCGTACTCATTGCCAAGCGCCTCCGCCGAGAAGGTTTGCTTCTGCACTCACCCCAAAACACTCAACGGTGTGCCCCGGCATAATCCGGGGCTGAATGTTGGTTTTCAGTCGTCGCTGTTACCTGTTACATAACTCCTCCGATACGGTGTGCCGCGTCGAAAAGGGTGGCAGCGGCTAGCCAGGAACATTCGAAATGCTTTGGTGATTGGATGGCCGGCGCTGATCTCCGGCATGCGGTTTACTCGATAGCCGTGGGGTTGTTAGCCCTACACCGCCGCATGCAGTGGAACAATTTCCACCCACGCTGTAAGTCTGCTGCCCGTCAGCCCGGGCATTCATCCAATCCCAAAACATTCCCAGTAAATATTCCCCGATGTTCGGGAACTGAGCAGCAAATCATTCCGGTGCGGAGTCCTCTTCGTGTGCTATACCCGCCATGCGTTACACACCTGCCTCAATCCCATTGGGCGCCATTTCAATTTGCCAGGAGCGCTCCGGGTGATTTGCTGCTTGACTGAATTCTTAATGAGCAGGCGACTTGCTGTCCGCCGCTGGCTAACTTCGCTCAGCTGTCGATGTTTCGTTTCGATGGAGTAATTAAACATCATGTGGATTTGTAGGTCAACACCTTGTGGATTTATTTTGTTGATTTAATCGTTTCTTGTTGATTTTTATGTTGATTTATTTTTTGGTGGCATAAGTTATATGCTGCAAAAAACATCAAAAAGGGATTGGGTAATGGACTTGGATGAAGAAAGGGTGAAAATGATGGCCCATGCCGCTGGGCGCGCGGTGATGGAGTTATCGCTGGCGGATCTGCCTGTGACTCAGCAAGCCATCATCGACAAGCTGGAGCAGTACCGAAAGGAGACCGGTAATGTGATCGGGAAAGGTATTAACAGAGATGCAGCTGAGATCGTAAGGAGGGGCAGGAAAGCGTTAAAGTGAAGCAACCCGACCTTAAGGCCGGGCGTTGAAAGTGATGGTTGTTAATCAGCCCATCCTGATTTTGTATTAATCGCTGATTCGGCCATAGTGTATTTCTGGACCTTGTCATCTTTGAAGAGAATGGTCAGCTCTTTCTTGGTGCCATTCGTTCCGTTATGGAAAAGCCCATAGAACGGTATGAAAGTAGTGCCGTTAACTTTAACTTTGGCGAAGGCATACTTCCAAATCTCATTGCCGCCATCAGTGTATGACACGGCATCAGGTGATCCAAAGTAGGATTTAACTTCTGCCTTGGTGGTTTTTCCTTCCTGAATTTTTGTCTGAACACTGGTTTCAGTTTCGTTTTTCAGTTGCTGATTTCCAGAAGAGGCGCACCCAACAAGGCCTGTGGCAATAATCACTGCAAGAGCTATTTTTTTCATGTTTCATTTCCATTGATTGCAATCAGAAACATCTTAACATCACATGTAGTTGAGTGAAATATGATTGCTTTTTGTTATCTTCTGTATCGCAAAACAGAATACCAAAATACAAACCCGATTATCTCCACATCGGACTCTTCAGCCTCTTCATCGTCATAATCGCGATTGATGCTTCGTATTAATAGCTTCCCACCAGGCTTTCGATAAAGCTGCTTTATGCGTTTTAAATCGCCCTGGTTAATAGCATAGAGTTCGCCGTCAATAATCCGCTTGTTGCCTGTATCTACTGCTACAGTTGCACCGTCAGGAATAACTGGCTCCATGCTGTCACCAGACGCGGGAAAGCAAAGTACTCCAGAACCATCACTATTTGCACCCACTCTTCTGAGCGTTGCCTTAGAGAATCTCAGCTTAAATCCATTGTGGTCTTCGCACTGAACTCGACCATCACCACACGCAAATTCAATATCCTTAAGAAATGGCACTTCAACCTCATCAACAGGAAGCGGGGTGTCTTTATCCCATGCATCAACAACTCCCCACTCAGACTCCGGCGGGATGTTGCTCTCCAGATCCTTCTTTGGAGAACCCTCTCCATTTAATAACCAGTCAAGAGAATAACCGAATTTTTCAGATATTTGTTGCGCCGCCTCACGACTTAACGCGTCTCTTTTTATCCAGTTGTTGACGGTCTGTGGGCTAGTCGACAAAGCCTCAGCCAAATCCCGCTGCTTCAAGCCTTCCTTTGCCAGTAAAAATTTAATTCTTTCAGAAATGCTACTCATAAAACCCTCCGCTCCATGCATGGTAAACAACATGTGGATTTTTTCCATCACCATAATGTTGATTTAATCCACGCCATGAATTAACATGGTGTTGATTACACATGAGCGGAGCAAAACATGATCAACAAAAAATCCAACGCCAGCACCCCGCTTGAGAAAGCCATTAATGCAGTGGGCGGCTCTCAAAAGGTGCTTGCTGAAAAGGTCGGCGTAACGCCTCAGGCCATCAATATGCTTAAAAAGCGAGGTGGCAGCCTTCCAGTAACAAAAATGCGTAAATACGAAGAAGTAACGGGACTTCCTCGCGAAGTTCTATATCCAGGTATCTTTGCCGCCTAACCGGCGGCCCTAACCACGAAAGGGAAAGCAATGCATTCACTTGCGTATCAACAAGGTAACAAATTTTCGCCAACGGCGATGATTTACCAGAATCGCCGGGAACCTGATTCCAAGGCGTTAAACATCGATGGGATCCGCGCAGCTGTTCGCGCCTGGGCAGCTGATTGCCGCAGTCGTGAATTTGTCGCAGCGCTGATCGTGGAAGAGTGGCGGGCTATCGGCGGCACCGGTCTGGATATCCCGACTGACTCGCACCGCCAGATGCAGAAGGTATTCCGCTGGATCGACGGTGACACCGAATACGCCGCCAACAACATTCGCCAGCTGGCACCGGCAATCATGTCCGTATTGCCGCTGGAGTACCGCCACCGCCTTCTTCCAGAAGACAGCTTTATGTCCCGCTTAGCGCGACTTGAGAAGGAAACGAGCGAGGCGAAAGTTGCTGTTGCGATGAATGCCCCGCGTCACCAGAAGCTCAAGGAGCTCAGTGAAGGGATTGTAGAGATGTTCCGTGTTGACCCGGACCTGACCGCGCCGCTGATGGCTATGGTGACGTCGATGCTGGGGGTTATGTGAGAACTACAGAAATGGCGAAAGCCGCGGTGCGCTAACACCAACGGCTTTCAGGTGCAATAAACGTCAGTCAATTGCGAGGCAATTATGCCAAGTATATCGAAGAGAGTAAACAAACCGGAGGTAGCACGTGAGCATGTCACTTATGGCGAAAGCAATGGGGGTCAAAGTGGGAAACTCACTGCGTAAGCTCGTCCTGATTAAGTTGGCTGATAACGCCAACGACAAAGGCGAATGCTGGCCTTCGTATCAACACATCGCCGACCAATGCGAGTGCAGCCGAACGGCTGTTCGTAACCATATTGATGCGCTTGAAGAAATGGGGCTTATCAAGCGTGAGAATCGCGTTGGCGTCAACAACGGAAAAGGTAATACGTCAAATGTGTATTACCTCAAATTAGATGCCACCCCTATGCCATTAAATGGCACAGGGGTATGCCACGACGAAGCACACCCTATGCCATCAGATGGCACACCCCCTGTGCCACCAGATGGCACCAGAACCAGTCACTCTTTTGAACCAGTCACTGAACCTAACTCTCTCTCTGGGCGCGAAGGTTTTATGAGCGAATCCGCTAAGCGGCGGATCGGGATTTCACCAAACGGAGAGATTCCATTCCCGCCCCTGTTTAAGCCATCGGCAGATCACATTGCTATGGCTGCCGAGAAGGGGGTGAGCATTGAAACTGAGCTGCTGAACTTCCGGGACTATCACCTTTCCCGCGGCACGCTGCTGATCGACTGGAATTCGGCTTTCAGGGTCTGGATTAGAAACGCCAGGGTTAACCCGCTGGCTAAACGTGGACGTTCTGAGCAGGAAACGCCTCACTGGAACAGCCGCGAAGGATGGGAGGACTTCCTGTGAATAACCAACTTGTGCAGGCAGTTAACGGGCGTGACGGGGCACTGCTATCAAGAATGGCTAACGGAAACACCGACCAGCAGAAGGTAATAAATCCCGAAGCGGAAAGCCTTGTTGATTCTCTCTTTCGCCAGCTGAAGCAGATTTTCCCTGCGTCTACGCAGACAAACCTGAAAACTGACGCAGACGAGAAAACGGCAAAGCGTCAGTGGATCGCAGCGTTTTCAGAGAATGGGATCCGCACCCGCGAACAACTTTCCGCTGGTGTACGTCATGCCCGCGCCAGTGAATCACCTTTCTGGCCGTCGCCGGGGCAATTCATCAAATGGTGCAAGGATAGCGGCACTGTGCTTGGCATTGGCCTGGCTGATGTGATGAATGAGTTCCATCGGTATAGCCGCGAAAAAGGGTTGCATACCGGCGGAGCAGAAGCTTTCCCATGGTCTCATGACGTCATGTACTGGATTGTGACCGATACGCGCAGAGCGATGTACCAGCGCCAACTGAGCGAGGCGGAAACTGAAAAATACGCGTCAAAAAAACTTGAGGAATGGGCGCTGAAAGTTGCCGGCGGGGAAAAAATACCGTCTCCCGTCCTGGCGCTCGAGAACTCTGATGAAGTGATCCCGACAAATCACGTGAGCCGTCAAGCCGGTTATCACCCGGAAGGGAAAAGCTTCGGGTGCATGCCAAACGCAGCGACTCTCGGGGCTCTAACCCCGGCTCAATGGCTCTGGGAAGAGTATCAGCGCGGGAAAGAGAGAGGGCTTATCCAATGACCATAACAATCCGTGAGCAGGTACTGGCAGCACTGCGCAATAACCCGGGCCTGAACAACGCCAAACTGGCAGCGCTTATCGGCATGGACACCAAAAAGATATCCGGGACGGTGAGCACGCTGCTGGCCGACGGGCTGATCAGCTGCGAAGGAAAATACGGCCAGCGTCTGTACAGCCTGACCAGTTACGGAATGCGCTTCGCCCCGGACACAATACCGGGCATGAAGCAGGGCAAGTCGAAGTTAATTCAGCGGACGGACACAAATGTGATCTGCCAGGAGTGCCGCAACAGCGCGGCTATGAAGCGAGTATTGATGGTTTGGGGGAGGGTAGGGGTATGACAAACGTAAGCGCAGTGGAAAAAATGGCTGAATTAATGCAGCAGATTGAGGTGAATTCACCGCGGGTTGCAGCACTCCATTATTGCCTTTCAGAGACTTCCAGATACATTGCAGAACTTGAGCAGAAGCTTGCAAAGTCTCAGCGCGAGTTCCGTGCTGCTGATGCGACTATCGAGAATCTGCAGATGCAGGTTGAGAAGCTGGCTGCGGAGAATGCGAGGATGAAGGCTGCAATTGAGACCCATAAGCATGGTTTCGTCCGTTGTAATTGCTGTGGCGATGAACTTATGTGCCATACCGACGATGTTTGTCGCGCACTGGATGACACCCCGGTCACAGACGCTTTCCTGGCTGAAGTGCGGGCGCAGGGTGTGGAGATGTTTGCCGCACATAAGCGAGAACGACAGCAGGCTCTGCGTAGCCGAAGCATGAGGATGTCTGAAGAGGCTGCTGGCATGGCCGCTGATGCTGAGAACTTCGCCGACGAGCTTCGCAAAGGAGTGCAGTCATGAAACTGAAAATGCACACGCCAGACGGTTCGGTGATTGTCGAAAGTAACCTGGTAACGCAGTTCTACCCTGATTTTGAAAGCGGCGGCGAGCTGACCACCATCGAAACGGTATCAGCTTCTGGTGAAAAATTAAGTGTGAAGGTTAAGCACTCGTTTTATCAGGTGACGAGTGCACTGGCTACCGCCTGGAGCGTTGACGAAAAGAAAGCAGAAGGATCCGCCCAATGAGCGCACAAATCAAACCTTGCCCATTCTGCGGTAGCAAAGACGTAGAGGCGTTCGCGCAGTACGAAGAGGATTGCCCTTACCAGTCGGCAATTGTTCGCTGCCATTCTTGCGACGCTCAGTCTGCTCAGATGGTTGGATCGAACAAAATCAACATGGCGATTGCTGCATGGAATAAACGTGTCGGGGAGGCCGCCCAATGAGCAACATCGACAAAC